GTTCATGAACGAGACAGAGATCAGTGCTGGCTTCCGCGTTGCGACCTACGACGGTATCCCGTTCGTTGTCGATAACCATTGGCAGGACAACGCCAAGATCCTCTTCTTCGACAGGAACCGTGCTACGTTGCTGGTCCACAAGGACTTCACGTACGAGGAACTTGCGAAGACTCGTGACTCGGTGGACTTCTTCATCAAGGGCTACTTCGGATTCAAACTCGAAGGAAGCGCATCCTTGCTGAGGAACTTCGCGCTCACGCCGAACATCTAAGATGCAAGTTATGGTGTACGGATCGGGTCTTAGCGATCTGATCTGTACACCACAACAAGCATTGGAGTAACCGATGGCAGGAACACTAACCGAAGCAGAAGTCCTAGTCCAACTGAAGGAGCAGCACGACCAGTATCTTACTGGTGCGACTGGTACGCCAGTTCAAGACGATCAGGACGCAAGGGTGGCTACAGCCAACGCTACGCACACGGCTAAGGCGAATGCAGACTTTGACGAACTCAATTCTGAGGATGTAGAGTTCGCAGGAGTCTCAGCAAAGACGTACACCGGAGGCAATGTTGTCACGCCAGTAAGTGCCACGTGGATGGAGGCACAGGTTCGTGCCGCCTTGGACAACGATGAGTTGTTCGCAAAGGGCGGACCTTACACATCCAACTACGTTCCACTATCTCCGTACCTAGACCCTCTGTTCCTCATCGAGGCACAGAAGTTGACCGGGGAGAACATGTTCTAAGATGAACGCCGTAACGCTCGTTCACGGGACCCATAAGGCTAACCGTGTCGAGTACCTCTACGATGATCTATACATCATCAAAGAAGGTCGTGTTACGGTCCCAGCGGCTCGCCGTGACCACCTAGGGGCTCTCCACTTCAGGGGATACAACTGCGGTGTTAACGGCGAGCGTCTGTGGACTACCGTAGAACTCGACCAGTACATCCAAAACAGCGGAGAATAACCGCATCAGAATCCCGAGAGGATCGAATACAGCGTGAAGGTTTTGCTCATTGGGGACAGCCCCCATCTGAAGACAGGCTTTGGCCGAGTCAACATGATAGCCGCCAAGGCGATGCAGCGTCAGGGCTGGGAGGTATTCTCACTGGGAGGTCTGTCTAGGACCGCTCCCGGCCCGGGTGATGATCAGGGGATAACCACATTCCCTGTCGACGATCCAGTCGACCTACTTGGCGTGAAGTTCATAGATGATACCGTCAAGGAAGTACAGCCAGACTGCGTGTACATGACTGCCGACATCGGTTCTGTCGTGCACATGAGCATGGGCACTCCTGACATGCCAGCATTCTCGTACATCCCTATCGAGGGTGAACCGATCACCAACAAATACTGGAAGGCTGTAGCGCAGAATGCGCACTGGCTCAGTGTCAGCAAGTACGGATCTGACCTAGTGTACAAGCAACTCGGTAAGCGTATCGACTATGCTTGGCACGGTGTCGATCACGATACGTTCTACGTCACAGGAAACCGCGAGAAGACTCGTGAGATGTTTGGCTGGACGGACAAGTTCGTCATCATATCGGTGGCGACCAATGTCCAACGGAAACAACTACCGAGGCTCATAGAGGCGGTTTCGATGCTGAAGCACCAGTACAACATCGGACCAGACAGACTTGTCCTATACATGCACACCGTGCCGTGGCAGGGTCACCACCTTGAAGGGTGGAACCTGTTCGACATCGTAGACATGTTCGACATCCGGGATATGGTCCAGTTCCACCCTGACATGGCGCAACTCAACTCATTCGTACCAGAACACACTGGCGATCCGAATGCTCCCGGACTCGTTGAGATCATGAACGCTGCCGACCTCAGCGTCAACGTGTCTCAGGTAGAGGGAGCGTCCCTGACCAACATCGAGGCGATGGCGTGCGGGCTTCCCATTCTGACAACGAAGTACGCTGCTGGCTGGGAGATGGTCGAGGGTGTTGGGCGTGGGATACACGTTAACGACTGGGCCGTCCACAAGTCTGGAACATTGTACGCGAACGTACAGCCTCAACGAGTCGCTGATGAGATCCGCTCACTTATGCGCAAGCCACGGGACTTGGCCCTGATGGCGTCGGCGTCACTTGAACGAGCCAAGGACTTCACGTGGGACGACTTCGAATCGAAACTGATCCCCGGTATCGAGCAGGCGGTTGCTGACTATGGCACTGAAAAGCGCTATCTCGTCAAGAAAACGGAAGATACGGGATCGGAAGACGACATCCGCCAAGGGACTGATACGCGGAGCGAAGGCGCGAACGAGGTACCGAAAGGTGATAGTGGGTCTTCAGGGACGGGCAAAGATCCTGTCGATGAAGTCTCGCAGGACGGGCCTGTGGAAGCGCAAGCAGAAGGGCAAGAAGAAGCCATTGTGGCGCACTCGCTACTAAGCAAGATGCTACCATGATTAGAGGGACAGGATGCCAACACCATTCATAACACCTGAAGAACTGAAGCGGTATCCCCTTCCGGTCACGGATAAGCAGTGGGCCAAGATAACCCCTGAGCACCTTGAGTCGGTCACGGCATACGCCACTCAGTACATCGAGGACTATCTCGACAGGAACATCTTCACGCAGCAGTACACGCAGCGGATACGTGGCAACAACCGTGGGAGGCTCGTCCTAGAGCAGTACCCAGTCACGTCGATCGTGTCACTGACATCCACGGACCTTTCCGGATACGTTGCATCCAAGTCAACGTCTGACATCCTCATCAACGCTGGCGCTGGCATCATCGAATGGATCGACCAGACGCAGAATTCATTCTACAAGAACCTCATCTGGACCGTCACGTACGTCGCTGGCTACACAACGGTTCCGGGTCCTATCAAGCATGCAACGGCTCTTCAGGCGGTAGAGATGCTGCAACCTCTGTTCAGGGGTGGAATCGACTTCCAAGAGGTGGAACTGATCACCGAACTGGATGAGGCCATAGTGGACATGCTGGAGCGCTACAAGCGCAAGAGGATCGGTTAGTGTTCAAGATCACCGTAGACAAGACCGACCTAGCGAAGTTCAATGCGTTCGTGGATGGCGCTCGCGCTGCTACGAATGACAGAGACGCTATCAGCGGGATGATCAAGGTATACGGATTGTACACCGACAAGAACTTCCTGTCAAGGGGAACGGCGTTCGGGCACAAGTGGCAGCCGATCTCCAACTACACGCGCAAGGTACGTGAGCAGCGTGGCCAGAACCCGCTGATGCCCCCTCTCCAAGGTTCTGGTTGGCTGAAGAGGGTCACTGGATACGAGTTGTCCAGATGGAACCCGGGTAGGTCATCTGCCACGTTCACTGACGCACCAGTAGATCCAGACAGTGACGGCAGGACGACCATGACAGTCAGCGTCGACCCTAGACGAGCAACATTGCACATGTCTGGACCAAAGGCATCTCACATGACCGGCGATACGTCTGGTGTTGATATCGGACTCTCCCGTCCCGGACGCTACGGTGCTGGCTATATGCCTCCACGTCCATTCTGGGGTATGAACCAGTCGGTGGTCGACACGATGTCACAAGCCGCTGTCGCTGGTTTTTTCAGGGCTTGGTCTGACCATGCCGAGAAGGCAGGATCAGGACGAGTCAACTACTCGGTCCCGGGGATGGCATCTCTGCGCTGGATGGTACTGTAATGGAACAGGCTATAGACACTATCATATCAGAACTCACGACGCTGATAGCGACAGTTGAGTTCGAGAACATCATGGAGATACAGTCAGTTTACTGGGGAGACCCGGGGCTGGTGTCGGTCGACGAATACCCGTACCTGTACGTGGAGCCGAATGTCGACAATCCTATCTCGTCCACAGCAGGACGTGCTGGGTACGATGTCCGTGACCTTACCATATCAGTTGGTCTGGTCGTCAATGCATCCGACTTCTTCGACCCATCGGTGGATGAAGTCTCTGGATCGAGGGCGCAGGTTCGTGCGATGGCCCTGATACGGAAACTATTCGCACGATTGTCGAAGGCGTCTCTTGGCGGAACAGCACGGAGCGTCAGTGTCAACTCCACCAACTACGTGCCAGACATGAGGAACCAAGTGTTCGTTCGTGTGGCACTCACCACCCTAGTCGTACAGAAGCAGTACGCACATGAGGAATAGGTAACATATGTCACTTGTTGATCTAGGATATGTTGGTTTGGGCATAGAGGTTACAGAAGGTGTTCTTGTAGCGCCTACTGTGTTCCTGCCCGTCAGTTCTTTCTCTTTCGATAGCACTGATGACAACATAATCCCAACACAGATACGGGGTAGCAGAGACAACTACGTCTCGATGCCGTCACCGTACTCCGTTTCGGGTTCCATGGAGATGGAACTCGTGCCGGAAGGTATCCGTAATGTTCTCAAGTCTGCATTCGCATCAGATGGCACGATCACTACATCCGCCTACGCAGGCGGAGGTTACCAGACGATATTCAACCCGGGTAGCAACCTCGCCCCAACGTTCACATTCGAGTCAAGCGCAGCCGACATCTTGTTCATGAGGTACGGTGGTATCAGGGTCAATACCCTTGAGATCACATCCAACTTCGGAGAGATCGTCACTGCATCGTTTGGACTTGAAGGTACGACACGGGCTAAGCAAGTATCCGGTACGTCAGAGTCATTCGCTCAGGTTCTTCCGTTCCACTTCACAGGTTCAAGCGTCAAGCGAAACTCTGTAGCAGTTGGTAACATCAAGAACTTCACATTTGGTATCAACAACAACATCGATCGGATCGGTACTCTTCGCGCAACACGCGACTGGAAGCGAACCGCACTCGGCAAGAGAGAGATTACCCTCTCCGCGACGATGGACTTCACTGACACCGCTGACTACGATCTCTTCCTTGCAGGAACAGAGTTCACGATAGAACTCCTGCTGGAGAGTGTCATCATGCCAGCGGCTACCGGTAAGTACACACTGAAACTCGCCCTACCGCGAGTCAAGTGGAACATGGTCAATGCACCTCTCACTTCTGGCGATTACATCGAGCAGTCAGTAGAGGCAACCGTCTTGAGGCCGTTGAACGACGCACCGATCGTCGTAGCCACCGTGGTCAACACGGAATCGGCATCCGTCTAATCGAATCGTGTCAATAGGGACGGGTTTGTGTCCGCACAGGATGCAAACCTGCTCCCTGTGGCACCATAACCCCAAGAGGGTACAGAGGTAACATGGGACTACGAAGGGCAAACTCCGACACGGTACAGATCCCGGTTGGAGAGGACGGCGACACATTGACCGTTCGACAGGGTATCTCGAAGAGGGATTTCAACGCGCTGCTCAAGGCGCTCCCTGATGACTATGATGCTTCAGCAGGGTTCACACCCGGTACTGCAAGCGACTTCACTGTGGGCCTGTTCTCGGCCCTCGTAGTAGGCTGGTCTTCACCAAACCAGTGTACGGTAGACGAGTATCTAGCGCTAGAGATATCTGACGCAGGTGACGTTGACACCGCACTACTAGAACACTTCAACGCACTCTCTCCGAGCGCAGCAGATCGCAAAAGTGGCGAAGGAGATAGCCCACGACCTCGCACAAGGTCTAAGGGCAGAGACGAAACTTCGGAATAACCCAGAAGTGGCCGAAGCGTACGGACTTTACGATGAGTGCCGTACGCTGCAAGTGCATTCTCAAAAGTACACGAAAGGCAAGGAACAGATGATACGAACCTTGACCTTTCCAACAGGATACCACGCCTTCCCGGAAGATGGCGGTGTCCTTGATCAACCGTACCGACTTATGGAGTTCTTTGGAGAGTTCATGAGCGGAGAGCGGTTGGCGTTCTTCAGACCAAGGAAGTAACCTGATGCCAGTGTGTTCCAAGAAGCGAAACTATACAGATCTGTATACTTTTGCCGCTTGGACCACACTGGCGTCTTTCTGTGTTTCTAGGGCAGCATGAGTAGCATCACGCACGACGCAACGATACATCTGAATCTGGACTTCGTTGACAGCAGTGGCTTGAAGCAACTCAAGGCGGCCATGAAGTCTGTCGTTGACGCTCTGGACATGACCAAGTTCAGTGCCCGAGTAGAGAAACTAGAGCAGGAACTGTCAGAGGCCAAGGCACAGGTCATGGCGATGACCGGCAGCCTCAAGCAGCAGGCTGTCGCTCAGGAGAAGGTAGTTCAGGCTACTGAGAAGCAGATAAAGGCACAGAAGGCCGCAGACGCTGCTGCGCGTCGTGCTATCTCCATCCAGAAGTCAACGCTATCAAAGTTCCAAGGTGCAGGCGCTGGCGAGATCCCGTCTGGTCTGGCTGGGGCTCGGAAGCAGCGGCTCACTGGAATGGCGACGAGCCTGAAGACGCTGAAGACGGCTATGGCAGACACAGAAGGTGTGTCGGAGCGCCTTGCTCGCGGTATGGCCGAGGTGGGCCGCAAAACAGCAGAGGCAGCAAAGAAGACTCAGGATGCCAAGAACGCATACAAGATACTTGGCGCCGCTATCGATGCGTCCAAGGGCAAGGGTAAGCAGTACCAAGAGCAACTGAAACAGATCAAGTCTCAGTACGCCGCACTTGCGGGCCAAGAGTCGAAGAACATAGACACGATCAAGCGACTCATACAGAAGGTACAAGAACTAGAGGCAGCAGAGAAGCAGCACCAGCAATCGCTGAAGACGAGCCTTAAGTACAGACTGTCGTACTACGAGCAGCAGATGGATGCGATATTCCGCGCATCCTACCGAATGCAGCAGGCCGGTCGCGACATGCTGAACTTCGGTCGCTCCATCTTTAACGGCGTCACGCAGATGATGAGTGTCTTTGGTGAATTCGAGTACACTCTGTCGAGAGCCGCTGGATCTCTTGAGATATTCACACAAGAGGCTGATGGCGCGAAGCCGGGGATGATCCAACTACAGAACGCGGTCCTTGACACTTCTGTCGCTCTTCGAATGATGCCAGCAGCAGAGGTTGCGCAGGGTCTGTACTACTGGGGATCTGCAACAGGAACTGTCATCAAGACCACTGAGGATCTGAAGCGCACGATGCAGGCTGTGGAGCCGATCATGCAGGCAGCGTTGATGACAGGAACGTCGTACGAGACTACTGTCAAGGGCGTGTACTCCATACTGACTCAGTTCTACCACGGATCGATCGCAAAGGCTGCTGACGTGACCCGAGAACTGTTCTACGTCACGCAGAAGACCGCTGTCGAATTCCAAGACCTCATACAATCGTTCAAGATGGTCGGTCCTGTCGCCGCACAGAACAACACGACATTCGAAGAACTGGTCGAGGTATTTGGTAGGTTGGGAGACTTGGGCGTCCGAGGAACCATGGCCGGTAGGGCGTTCCGACAGGTATTCATCCAGTTGCTGCGACCAAGTGCTAGGGCCAAGGAGTCTCTGACATCGCTGTTCGCCATGGCATCGCAGACTGTAGATGAGTTCAAGGGCAAGTCATATGTCGATATCATGTTCCCTCGTGGCAAATTCGTTGGTGTGACCAAGTACATCCACAACCTAGCACTCGCCATGAGAGACCTGAGCGCCACTGATCGCCAGAGACGCATCGCGGTCATGGCTACCGCTACAGAGGTTCCGGTACTTACGGCGCTTATCGAGGACGAGATCGCCACGATCAAGGGATTGAACGCTACGACCAAGGAGTCTGGTGACATCTCGACACGCGCTCGTGAATACTTCGAGAAGAACTGGAACCAGATGTCCAACACATGGAAGGGCGTTACCGGCCTAGTCCAGCGTCTATGGGAGTCCCTGAAGATACAGATCGGCTCTGTGGTGTCAGAAGCACTGAAGCCGTTCTTGGAGAACATTGGCGAGATCGTCCAGAAGATGAGGGAGTGGGCTACTGACCCTGCGAACAGGCAGTTGATAGCGAGCATGTCCAAACTGGCTGTTGCTGTGGCGGCTATCGCTGCCGTTGGTGGCGCTGCCTTGATCGCTGTCGGCGCCCTGATGAGACTCGTTGGAGTCATCTACGTCATCACTAGGTCATTCGCTCCACTCGTTAGTGCCGTTGTAGCACTCGGAGGAGCATTCGTAGCGCTGACTGACTCTATCATCCGAAACTGGTCTGACGTTCAGGGTGCTATCGAGCACGTTGCAGATGCTATAACCGGAGCATTCAGTAGTCAGGAAGACGCTGCGAACAGCCTAGGGGAAGTGCTGAACTCGTTGCTCGCGCCGACACAATACCTGTTTGACATCATCGTGAAGTTGGCATCAGGCGCTATCGAACTGGCAGCGGGATTCATCGAACTGGCTTCCAGCCTCCACATCCTGCAGCCAGTGTTGAAGGCTATCGTAACGCTCCTTGGTGCATTCATCGCTGCAAGGACCGCAGTCGCGATAGCAGGACTCGTAGGCAGGATAGGGATACTCTCAAGGGCATTCGCGATGCTCCGCGTCACCATGTTGGCAACGGTCAGCACTCAGGAGCAGATGTTCTTCAGCAAGTATGGCGCAGCGCAGGCAGCGACAGGTATCCGTGGGATGATATCTGGGATCGGTGGCATCAGGGGCGCTCTGACCGGCTTGCTTGCCACACTAGGCCCAATCGGCATCGCATTCGCTGCCATCGGCCTAGGCGCTGCTGCGTATGAGTCAGACTTCCTAGGATTCAAGGGCCTGATAGACAATATCACAGATGCATTCCGGGATGTCAACAAAGAGGTTGAGGAACTTACGGGAAGGTTCGGGGACCTAGGAGACAGTATCTCCAAGTCCGCTCAGAAGTTGGCTGGACTGCGTATGGCATATGGCGCTACGACTCGTCTGGGAGCGTCGATCTCAGAGACCGTAGGTGGAACATACAACCCACGACCGCACCGACTGGATTACACGGACGAGAGCGGTAAGCAGCAGTTCGAGACATTCTACACCTACGAAGAGGCCGTGGCACGCCTAGACGAACTTACCACAAAGTACACGGCCAACATGATGGCTAAGTGGGAGAAGTGGGGCAAGGAGATCAGCCGTACGATCGGCAGGACCGTAGACGACTCCGAGTTCACAGATGTCCTCAACAGAACACTTCAAGGCGTCGACTTGTCTCGCATGAACAATCAGGTTGACGCTGACCTTGCGCTACAGGGCATAGTCGCAACGATACTGAGAGACAAAACGTCTATCACGAACAAGGTCGAGGCGAAGAAACTATACGATTACCTCGTTGAGAATTACAAGGGCATCTTCACGATGGGATGGGAGCAGTTCTCGGATTGGGTCGCTAGCCCTGCAGCAGTGCTCGCGTCCAAGGCTGCCGCAGAGCAGTCTGCCAACGCCCTGCTCTACAAGCCTGTCACAGATACCCTTCTTGGCATGCTGGAGCGCGATGCAAGCCCAGAGGCGATCGTTGCGTTCCTGAAGGGCTCTACGAATACGATGTCTTGGGCACGTAGAGACCCCCTCATCAATGCGCTCCTGATGCATCTCCTTCCACCAGAGACAGAACAGTGGATAACTGACGAACTTGAACGTCGAGGGATCGACTTGCGTGCTGCTGCATTCCAAGGACTCGAAGGCGCCTACAACGAGATGATGCAGTCGTACACCGACATGAATCAGGCGATATCGAGTGGTACAGAGATAACCAAGGCAATGGGGTTTAAGGGATTCATGGATGCCCAGTGGGGTAACCTAGAGCAGTTCGGCGCGCTCCTAGGCAATCCAGAGGCTAGCGCAGAGCAGTTGGACGAGGCTGCTCAGATCTGGCTAAATGACTTCAAGCAAGGTATCATCGACAAGAAGTTCATGCCAGAGACCGCAAGGATACTCATAGAAGCAGCAGAGGGGCTGATCGGCCACGGCGGACTGTCTCGACGCGATGTCGAAGAGGCGCGGAAGGGTCTCGAAGAGGCTGTCAAGGCTGATACACGGTCTACCATACAGATCATCAATGATACGATCAAGGCTGGAACACTGGACGCCCTGAATGAGGCCGGTCAAGGTACTGTCCAGACTTGGATGTCAAACATCGCTACCATGGCGTTTGGTACGATCGATATAGCCGCTAACTTGGATAAGGCACGATCATGGTTCATGAATCAACTGCTTCCTTTGCTACAAACCACGGAGTTGGACGCAGAGACCAAGCAGGCAGTTGCAGCACTTGGGCAGTCCTTGTTCCCAGACCAGTTGTGGAGTGCTGAGACTGTAGACTCGATCATGGCGCAGGGCAAGGGCAAGATCGTATCCTTTGTCAGCAGGCTACAGGACAGTGCCAGCGGTTTGGGTCGTGGGTTGAAATTGCCGTCCTTGTTGGAAATGGAGCGCAGGGGTTACATAGGAATAGCGAACGAGGAGAACGCGGCCAAGTCTCGACGCGATTGGATCGACCAGTTCGTGCAGTCGAGCATCCCGACCGCCAAGGAGATCGCCGCTGCGATCAAGAAGATCCCATCAGGCGATAAGGTCATGAACCAGATAGGCAACGCCCTGATGAGCAAGTCGCTCGCTGGCGCTCTCCGAAGCAGGACCAGTGCCAAGCGAGAATACGGTCGCGATACGGCAGACCAGTTGGTCGATACCCTTACGGCTCAGTACAACGCTGGAAGCAGGCGTCGTCGTGCCAAGATACGAAGGGCTATCGGCAACATGCTCGATGATCCGAAGTTGCCTGATTACGTCAGAACGCGCCTGTCTACACTTCTGTCAGAGGGAGTTCGTGGTGTAGAGATCGTGACTCCTGAGGGAGAGACTGACAAGCCAAAGAGTTTCATCGATAACATCCTTACCAACTTCGGCTTGGGCCAGAAGGGTAAGACGACTGAGAAGAAGCCAGCCAATGTGTACCTGAGGGTGCACATGAAGCAGGCAGGATCTGTCCGGAAGACCACTGCTGCCGTTCTGGGAGCATACCAGACGATCAGCCAGACATTGACCGATATCGACAACATGGGATGGGGTAAGGTTGGCGATGACGCTGGAACCACTCTGGCACAGGCGCTTGTCGCAGGGGTACGCTCTAGAGACTATAGGGCTGTGGCACTTGGTGTTCGTTCGCAACTGAACAGCATCGAATGGAGGAACGGCGGGTACGCGTCTGGATTTACGTGGGCTAGAGGCTTCAACGATGCCGTAGTGAATACCATCAATAAGACACTCACATTCGTCGCATCTGTGACGATAGGTAACTCCCCTCCTCCGAATGGTCCACTATCTGACATAGACCGTGGCGGAGCCAATGCGGGATACGCTTGGGCAGACGGCTTCGGCAACGCAGCACGGGAAAGACTACTCAGACACGCCGCTGACTTGCGTAACCAGAAGTACGCAGAGAGACTGTCACTCACATCAGATGACAAGTATGAAGCAAAGAAGGAGATCGATATCCATTTGGATGTCACTTCCAAGGACGGCTCGGTCGATCGAGCGAAGCAAGGAGAATTCCGACGAGGAATGATGGATGTCATGGTCGCGGCTGATCTCGAACACTACGTGACGGTATCATAATGGCTACGAAGACGGTATACACAAACAAAGACGCTGTGATGGGAAAGCAGACATCCGGAGGGTCGTTCTCTGGGTGGAACGGCAAGGATGACCACCTTCAGGTCGGTGCCACTGGGTCGTACAAGTGGCGTTCGTGTATCTACTTCCCGATCTCATTCTCAGGAATGACCGCGATCAACTCTGCCGTCCTTCATCTGACCAATCACTTCGACTCAGCCGGTGGAAACCATCAGCCACAGTTGAATCCGCCATCCACGCTTCTGGTCAGAAGGATGACGGCAGACTGGGGAGAGGGCGACTCGAACCCCGGAGAGGGGAACCTGACTTCTACAGAGACGTGGGACTGGGACAACAGGGCTGATAAGCACACAGCATCTGGAGGAGCATCCAAGTCGATCACGCAAAGCGGATCAGAAGAGACGATCACGATCACCGACATAGTTCGTGCGTGGTTCAATGGCTCGAACAACTACGGCGTGCTGCTCATCAACGATACGTCAGAGTCATCCACGAGCAAGTCACTCCTGTTCCGCTCTAGGCAGCACAGCAGCGATGCACGGGCACACGTCGTCATCGATTACGATACCAATCAGCCGCCGAACGCTCCGACCGCCATGACACCTACAGGCGGTCAGGTCGTTCATTCCATGAATCCGACCTTCTCGCTCACTGGATCTGACCCTGACTCTGGTGACTTCATAACAGCATACCAGTTGGCAGTCTACAACAACGCAGAGACTGTCGAGATGTACAACACAGGAAAGATCAACGTCAGCGGGTTCCCTAGTTCCGTATCCCACGTCTATGGATCGGCATCCAGCCCAACAACGTCGCCGCTACCGCTCGTAGAGGGACAGACGTACAAGTGGCGTGCATACACGTTCGACAAGGCTGGTGATTCAGGACCGCTCAGTGCGATGCAGGCATTCATACCGAATGCTCCGCCAGCAGCACCTACAGTCACTCTGATATCATCGCCGGTAGGTGACATCAATGACGATACACCGTCATTCAGTATCAGTCACAATGACGTTGGTAATGCCAACATGAACGGATACCAGTTCATCGTCGCAAACAGTCCTGACGGTTCTACTGCATTCGACTCTGGCCCTATCGACATCTCTGGTGCTCCGATACCAGTGACCACGGTGACATCAGGCCCCCTCGCGTTCGGAACATCATACCAGATCAAGGCTAGGACTCAGGACAATCAGAACATCTGGGGAGCGTACTCGTCGTGGGTACAGTTCACGCTTCACAAGGCACAGGCGCCTACCAACTTCACACCAACAGGCAACGAGAACACGAACACGACTCCGTACTTGTCTGGAGAGCGTGGTTCTTCGCAGGACGTGATCACTGCATACTGGCTTCGAGTCTACACTGACGACGAGTCTGCTACTCCACTTCCAGCCACACGATATACGACCGGTATAACGTCTGGAGGTATAGGGTTCTCTCTCCTGTATGCCGGTTCTGCACTCTCAGCGTCTACATACTACAAGTGGCAAGCGATGGTCGAGACCTCTGTAGGTGACTCGTCTGTCTGGTCTGCACTATCAAGGTTCTTCGTATCTGACCCATCAACTCCGTCACTAACGTCGCCTGCAACCACGTTGATAGGAACGCTGACTCCTACTTTCACTGGACAGCGTGCTACGACGTTCAACAGATTCCAGTATGAGTTGTATGCCGCTAACGGAACCACGCTTCTGTACGCATCAGCATCACTGTCCAGCACCATAACAGGGTCTGGACCTTACGTATTCACATCAGTATACGGAGGCGCCCCAGCACTCACATGGGCGACACAGTACAAGTGGCGAGCGCGAGTGTCTTCAGACGCTGGTGCGAACTGGTCAGCGTGGTCGGGACAGGTAGCATTTACCACGTCGTCTGCCGGGTCTCCGGTCCTTAACTCGCCAACGGTAGATCAGTGGATCACCACCGCTACACCAGCGTTCACTATCGACAGGACTGGCGCGGACACGATCGACCGCTATCAAGTCATCGTGTACAACGCATCTCAGCAACAGATATGGGACTCTGGCATGATCGATGTCACGAACGGAACGATCAACGTCGGAGGCATCACGTACAGCGGTCCTACGCTGACTGGTGGCGACTACTACTGGTCTGCACGGTACCAGATCACGACAGGTCCGACAGGCCCCTACTCGACACTCAGGAAGTTCAGGCTCAACAGACCGCCATCCATCCCGGCAGACCTCTTCCCGACTCCTAACTACGTCTTCGGAGATACGCTGCTTCCATCGTTCCAAGCAACGTTCCAAGATCCGGACAAGGACACCAACAACGATTCCCCTAACGGCTGGGATATCGACATCATGAACTCATCAGGAACGGTGCTGGCCACGAAGACCATAACGACTGCCCTGTCATCTGGAGTCAACTCGTACCAGTGGGTTGGTGGCGATTACACTCTGACGTATGGCGTTCAGTACATGTGGAGGACAAGGTTCCGAGACTCCAAGTCTTTGTGGGGAGCATACTCAGCATCTACCAACTTCAAGTGTGCAACAGCGCCTAATGGAACGATAACGACGCCATCAGATGGTTCCAGCGTGGCTGCTGTCAATCCAACGATCAACTGGTCATACTCTGGTGGTACGCAGTCACAGTACAGCATTCGCGTGAACGATGCAGTGTCTGGTTCTATCGTATACGACATCTCGCCTCCGATACCAAGTGCCGCTACATCGCATCAGATCAACTTCCTCAAAAACAACAAGACGTACACAGTCACGCTCACGGTATGGAACACGGACGGCCTGAAGGACCCAACACCATCGGTCGTGTCAATAACCGCTGTGCTCGATGCACCAGACCCGATCTCTGGACTGTCAGCGACGACGTTCGATCGTGATTCGTATATACAGTTGGATTGGTCAGACCCCGGATCACTCAAGTCTGGACACTCATTCGTCAGGTACCAGATATACAGAAGGGTCATCGGGGATGTGGAGTGGTACGAACTTGGTGAAACGAGGTCCAAGAGCACGCCTAGATACATCGACTACTTCGTTGGAAACTCGATTCGCTACGAGTACCGCGTGACACAGGTTGACACGAAGGCTGGCGCGGGTATCGAGTTGGAGTCACCAGATGGAGACGAGAACATCATACCTGCCTCTCTCCTTGCAGACGTATGGATGTTCGTAGGATTCGACAGGTCACCAGAGCACATCGTTGAACTGCCTGTGTCTGATGAGTCCCACACCAGACCTGTACAGCAGGAGGAATTCGAACCACTCGGCTCTGACCGAAAGGTCATCATGCGTGGTTTCGTTCTGGGACACGAGGGTTCAGTACAATGTATCTGGA